TAATGTAAGAGGTCATGGTGGCTTCCCTTGGTATGGTTTTGGTAAGAAACTATTAGGTTGGAAAGCATTAGCATCAGCTAAGTTAATGCCTGACTTTGATTACGCAATAGCTGGACACTTCCATACACCTACAACTATGTACGTAAATGACATACGCTTGTGGGTTAATGGCAGTACTGAAAGCTATAATACTTATGCACAAGAACAGCTTGCTAGCATGGGTAGACCATGTCAGTACCTACTCTTTGCTAAGCCAGGTCAAGGAGTAACTGCTGAATACCTTGTAAATTTAGAAGATGCATGAGTATAATAAGTATATGGCTAACTTAATTGTAGAGTCTAAATGGAAGTTAACGAGTATAGAATACTCTGGACTAGGTGATAGACCCCAGATAATACTTGCTAATGATAAAGGCGATGTAAAGTTAATACCTTTAGAAAGAGGTATAACTAATATCGCTGACCTATTAGACTTGAATACAGAAGAAGAATAGAAACTTCCTTCTGCCTCTGCACTCTTGCAATTCGGCAGAAGAAAGTAAGAAAGGAATGTTATGACAAATAACGTTGACCTGTTGTCCCCATTTCCACAGGAGCTAGTTAAAAAAGCACCTGCTGGTAAGTTCGGAGACTACGTACCACACGCTAACTATGTAGAAAGACTACGTGATAGTGGTGTGACATACTCCTGGAAGTGTAAACCTGTATACGGTTATCACGATGGAGAGAAAAGAATAGTCGGTGCCAAAGGTACTATCATCATAGAAGGTATGGGTAGTTACGATGGTTTCGGTGACGTTGATACCTTTAAGCTTGGCAATGCTAAGTTCAATGACGGTAACAACCTTAAAGACGCAGAGTCTGATGCATTTAAACGTGCATGTATGCGCTTCGGTCTAGGTGTAGAGCTATGGTCTGGTAGTAAACAGACAGAAGAAGAGGCTACGTCTATAGCACCTGATGGTTACACTCAGGAACAAGCAGACAAAGACGCTATGGTAGAGACTACTGTCAAGCTAGACATGCGTAAGAAAGAAAACAAGATATCACCTGAAGACAAGGCTGCACATGCAGCTATCATGGACAGTATCTTAGGTACTGAGGCATGAGTCAAGATGTAACCTTTATATCGGAAACTGTTAGTGCAATGACTGCTAACATAGACTCAAAAGAAACTCTAGTCAAGGTACTAGGTTCAGCAAATCAATATGCAGAACTTAAAAAGTATCCTAAAGACAAGACAACATGGACAGATGAACAGTTAGAGACTTGGTTTAATTACATTGAGAAACTAACTGATATGCCTACTGTTGTATCAGATGAGTCTTTTGAACAGATGTCAATAGAACAGAAGTTAGAGTCTGTTGGCATAGAAATAGAAAGCACAGAGCCAGGTGTACAACCAGCTGGTGACATGCTAGGAGGAGTTGTTAACAAAATGGAACAACAAAACAAATACAGAGATGACCTTACGTGTCCTTTCTGTAAACAAATGGTGTACGATAACCGTAACAGTAAACGGTCAGAGAAAAGTCCAGACTTTACTTGTAGTACTAATGACCCTGTAATATGCGGAGGACATAGTGGCAAGTGGCGTAAGTCTTGGTGGCTTGATAACTCAGACCTACCAAAAGAGTGGAACTTAGATGGGGAAGTCAAGACAGCACCCAACAATGCTGGCGAAGACTTACCACCAGCGTTCTAAGGAAAGGATAATTATGATACCTAGTGCATTTAGAGGTACGCTTGTACCTGCATATGTAAAGAGTAAGACACAATTAGTTGCTTGGGCATTAGAAGAGTTCATGGACTCTGACCCTATAACTAATTGGGAGTTTGTAAGAGAGTTATACTGTCATAGATTTGGCGGAATACTCTTTAACTTAAGAGCAGAAGGTTATGAAATAACTACACTGCAAACAAAAACAAAGGGCTTAGTCAGTTACTACTGCACTAAAGTACCTACAAGAACTACCATTAGCTAATGATAGAATTGATAGTCGGGTGTTTGTTTCCCATAATGCTAACACCTGATGTCTTAACTGAGTATCGTGAGTGCCAAGAAACAAAGTATATGGTGTACAATGTAGAAAAATGGTTACCCACGATACAAAGTTATTTTAAAGAGGAAGACATCCTGCGTGCTTTAGGGATTATACATTGCGAAAGCAGTGGTAGACCTACAGTGATAGGGAATAACTCTAACGGAACAAAGGATGTTGGACTCTGGCAATTTAATGACCAGACTTGGACTTGGTTAAAATCAAAGCTTGGTATAATAGGAGAACGAACAAACCCAGAAGTTGCTACAAGATACGCAGCTTGGCTAGTCTACAATGACGGCTGGCATCACTGGAATAGTAGTAAACATTGTTGGAAAGGAACTGATAATGAAATGTTGTGGAGCAATACTAACAGTATGCAAAGTTAATTACGTTGCTTACTGCGATTACTGCCAAAAAAATTATGGTAACGTAGATGACTTGGCATAATACACATAAAGAATTTCGTAAACAAATAAATAATATATTGAATCTTACTTGTGACTTGTGTGGCATAAGTTATACAACCACATTTGATTTAGTATCTTATTGTAATAATTGTATTGAAAGATTGGAAATAGAAATGAATGATATAGATGAGTGACAAACAAAAAATAGATATAGAAAAAATAAATATCTTTAATCACCCACGTTACATGAAAGTGTGGGCGCAGAGATTTAGCAAGGCATGTGGTAGTGATACGTTTAATGTAGCACCAGACACTATAGCCTTAAGATACTTGATGGAAAAATTTGTAATAGATTACAATCATCACTTAACACAACTAGAGGAAGAATAATGTTTGGATTAACAACAGAAGTTATCTTAATAGGATTACTTTCACCAGTATTTTGTGTATCAATAGCTATGTATATAGCAAGTAGATAGGAGAACTAATGAATAAATTTAAGAAGTTTGCATCTAAAGAAGCTAGACAAGATGTAACAGACATGACAGCTAAAGAAAAGTTTAGAGCTTGGACAAAGCTTAAAGAAAGTTTAGCAGCACAAGCAACAGAGTTCGGTGGCAGAAGGTTGCTAGGTGTAACAGATAAAGGTAATGCCATATGGGCGCAGTACCACATAGATAGAGAAACACTTGACATGAAAGTATCTTTAACGCACGACATAGAGACTATACGTAAGTCTAAGCTATGCCCTAGGAGAGTAACCCTTGCAAGAGGTGAGAACCTTGCAGACTTAGACCATGCTATGAGACCTAAAACAGCTAAAGATTTGGGAGAAGTTACATTAAATACACTACGTTATATAGATAAACTATTCGGTATGGCTGATGCAAACATAGGAAAAGTAAAAGGTAAGTGTAGTACACAACTCTTTATGATGATAAGTAATACAATATACGAGGGTTCATCAGAGGTAGACAAGTTTAGATGGCAAGATGTAATGAGGACATGGGACTTACCTTCAGGTAAGTACTTCACTGTATATGGATAACGCACCTACTTACAGACCGTTACCTAAATATCTTACAATACAACCAAGTAAGATAGAGGGATTAGGTCTGTTTACTATCAGGGCTATACGTGATTTAGAAACAAGTATAGGTGTAACGCATGTCTTTATGGATGACAAAGGACAGGTAATACGTACACCATTGGGCGGGTTTATTAACCATAGTGACAACCCTAACTGTGAAGTTAGACGTTTACACGGGACATATGTCAATCATTTATTTCCTTTACGTTCTATTAAAGCTAATGAAGAAATCACACTTAAATATAGTATGTATAGTATTGATGGATAACTTATCAGATATGAGGGAAGCTGCTCTAGAAAGGGCAGGAGGACGCTGTGAGTGGGCTAATTGTAACGATAACAAATGGTTAGAGCTAGCACATATACATGGTATAGGAATGGGCGGTAACAAGAAACGTAAATTCAGTATGGATAATGTAGCTATGTTATGTAAATGGCATCACGATGTATACGATGGACGACAACAGAAAGGTTCCTCAGTTGCTTATAGAGATTTATTACAGGGTTTTTTAAAAAGAAAGTATGTGGATTAAACTGCGGACGTTACTTGTCGAAGTAAAGTTTTTTTAATCCAGTGTTATATTTCTTAGCTAATTTATATTGAGCGTTACTTGTTTTAGTTTTACGTTGTTGATATTGTTTAGCATCCTTAGTAGGAAAGCCTGCTTCACTACCAAATGAACCTATAAGTTTACCCATTTGTTTAGCATCATCATATGCATTACTGCTTTTACTAATAGCTTTATCTCTAAGAGCAGTATGTTGTTTCATACGTTTGTTTAGTTCATTACGTCCAAGACCTTTGTGTCCTGCACCAACACCGTAACGTTTATCCATTTAACTTGCTTCCTATGTTATCAGTGTTTCTATCTTCCCAAATAGGAACACCTGTACCAGTATGAAATTGTGTACCACCAGGACCTAATGCACGTTTAGTACCTTTATATACCCCTTCAGCAAGAGTTAATGCAACTGTACCAGGAGTAATTCCACCTAATAATTTACTTCCTTTAGCTACTGCAGGAGCAGCTCTACCAAATTTAGCAAGACCAGCACCAACCATTTTTTCTTCAGGCATATACATTGAACCTGTTCGGTCAATTATTTTAGCTGCTATTGAATATTGTTTATTAAAAGCAGCAACGTTCTTTGAAACATTTTTAGACATAGTGCTATAACCTGAGTTATATGCTCGTGCTATTTCACGGATATTACTAGGGTTAACAGCTGAAGTTTTACCTCCTACAGTAGTTGTACCCATAGGTCCTGTTTTAATCCAGTTTGGTTTTTTTAACATTACTTACTAATTGTTATTTGTTTCTTTGCATATGTTTTGATTACTGCAAGTGCAGCACCACCACCAGCTAATGCAGCTAACTGAAGTACTTCAGCATCTACACCAACTAGAGGAGCAACTGTTAACGCACCTATGAACGCCTCGACAAATGTCCAGGAAGTTCTTTCTAACATATCTTTTAATTCATTACTCATT